TTTTTTACCGCCGCTACATAATATTTTGCCAGTTCCTTTTTTGTTGCTTCTAATACTTCCATATCATTTTTATTTGTTATAAATCCACTTTCAACGATAAGACAAGGGGTTACTGTTTTATATAACAATGTCCAACCTCTATCTCCTCTTACACGTGGTAAGATTTTTCTGTCTTTCAAATGCGTTGCTTCAATATTAGCCTCCTGCATATATTCTGCCAATTCCTTGCTTTTTTTGGAAGTATGCCAGAATAGCATTTCAACTCCGTTAGCCATTTTCTCAGCTGCATTAAGATGAAATGACAAAGTTATATCCCCTTTGTTTGCTAAATTATTAATTTTGTCTGGTAATTTAGAATAATAATCCTGATATACTACGACATAATCTACACCTTGCTCTTTGCACTCAGGTACAATATAGCTATTCACGAAATTTTTATTCCAAGCGTGTTCCTCAAATCCGTTTGCACAAGCTCCTGGATCCTTTTTCACTCCACCGTGTCCTACATTCAATATTACTTTTCTCATTTTAAAACATCTCCTTTATAAATTTTTCTTTTCTTTCAACCCTGTTTAACCAGCCTTTCAAAAAATCGTGCTGTGATTTATCCCTAGCTGCTAAATATTTATAAAAATTTCTTTGCATTTCATGATACTCTTTTAGAAATTTTTCAGGATTTATTTTATTAATAGCTTCAATTGTCTTAGGTCCAATTATTCCGTCTACTGTTAAATTTGCACCAAATTTATTTGCCACAATTTGTGCCTTTTCCTTTCCTTTTTTCCCGCTGTTTACACTCCAGTCAAAAATTGAAAGAGCCACTTTATCATCTGCTATTTTATCAATATGATTTCCACGATAATATACTTTTTCATAAATTCTTTCTGCATCTGATTTTTTAAATTTTCTCATATCTCCAGTATAGCCAAGATACGTCTTAGCGTCTTCGTGTGTTATCCCAAAGTTTGTTGCTCCACCTTTATCATTTTTATCATTAGTGTAACCGCCTTCAACTTTGAAGATATAATCTAAAAATTTGTCAAATCTGTCCATTTATATCACTTCCCATTCTTCACTAAATAATTCAATCATAGTTTCTTTCCAAGGTACCCTACCATATCTGGATTCCACATATAGATATGGAGCTGTCATTTTGCTGTTTTTGTCAGGAAATTGTGCTTTTATCACTACATCCTTGCTCCATTGCGGCAATCTCATTGCTTTTCCTTTTTTTACTTCTTCAAATGCTTTCCCAAAATTCATCTATGCCACTTCCTTTTCTACTTTTTTAATTTCTTTTGTCAATGTTGCAATCTCTTTTTTCAAATTATCCATTTTTTCGGTTGTTTCAGCAATATTAGCCTCTGTTTCATCAGCAGGAAATCCTTCATTTTCAAATTCTGTTTTTTCATCTTCTAACTCAGATAATTTTTTCTTTAAATCTACAAATTCTTTTTGTTTACTGTATCTTTCACTTTTTAAATATTGTAATTTCAAATTTTTATCTTCTATCCAAACATTGTTATCTCTGTCCCATACACTGTACTCATTCGGCTTTGCTACTGTAACAATTGTTTTGCTAGTTTCATCGAGATAAGAACCATCATCCAAAACTCTTTTCCCAGCCTTAACTTTTTCAAACTCAGTCATTTCCCGTAATTCTCCAGTTTCGCTGTCTATAACTGGATTTTGAAGCAACACAGTAGAATATTTCATTGTTTCCTCATTCCAGTCAGGATAAAATAACGTCGGATTTTCCTTAAAATTTTCTATTCCTGTCGTCATCGGCTGTGCGATATTTTCCATCGTTGCTATCAAGTAAATAAATATTACTGTTGTCATTTTTTATCACTCCTTATTCTTTATTTTTATGATTTTTTTCTGTACTAATTTGGGAATTAGTACGAATTGTTATTAAATTTTAAAAAATTTAATACCCATTTTTAGGGACTTTGAGTCAATTTTATTTTGGGCCAACTTTAATTTGTGCTTAAAATCCTATCGCAATCCAGTAGAAAATGCTTCCTGAAAAATCTTTCCCGAACCTCGCCCAAGCCTTGAACTCCGAGGTTGAGGCAGGGCTTACAGCAACTGACCTCGCTCCCCCTCCTACATCATTAGCTGTAATTGCAAGGCAGGAGTTTTTGAAAGGTTTCGGAAATCTGAATCTTGTCCCCTCTTCTCCAGATCCATTCGGGATTTCATTTCTTCCGCATTGAATTATCATCGTTCCTATTTTGAAATAAGTATTTTCAGAACTGAACAAATTTTCCAATTTGTCTGAAATTGGCTTATTAGAAATTGCTCTAAATTTTGTAGCATCGTTATATGTCAAATTTGTATTCTCTATACATTCATAATAGAACTTAGTTACACTATCAAAGTAAAATTTGCCTTTAACTTTGTTACCTGTGTCCTGTATGTTTCCGCCAAATTCTATTCCGATTATTTCAGCGAGGCGGTTGCCTTCGAGGGCTGTGTCTGCTGTTGTGCCGTATTCCATAATATTTATCACAACAAATTGACTTCCATTAAATACTAATTCGTAACTTTTGTTTGGTTTAAAATCTCCTGCTTCTATTTGTTTTAAAGTTCCGTTGTGTTCTTTTAACAATGTATAATCAACATTATTAAGTCTTAATTTTGTTGTTGTGTTTGTGTTTTCGCTATCGACATTGACTCTTAATTTTAAATCATTATTTAATCCAAATTCTGTTAAACCATCCAAATTACAAACATAATAATCTATATTTAAGTTTGTTGTTTTGTTCGCTTGTAAAGTATGTACACTTCCAAGCTGCAATCCGTTATATATTTCTTCAGTTTCAGGAGTTCCGTTTTCTCTTATAGTTCCAAAAGCTGGAATTATGTTTTTAATCTTAGTATCTCCTCTATTTGTATCTTCCACTTTATAATGAGTCGGAAACTCAACCTGTTGTGCCTTGAATTTTGTCAATTTAGCCATTATTACCTCCTATTTTAAATTGATTATATTTTCCTCTCCTATATCAAATTGTCCTAAATTATTTCGTCCAAACCGTCCAAATCTTGAATATGCAAAATTGCAAACTGGATTTCTTTTGACTTCATTTTTAATTACACTTTGTCCTAAAGTTTTGCTTCCAAATCTCATTCCGACTACATAATTATCCAAGCATTTATGTGTATTTACCTTTACTCCTCCGCCTACAATATTATTCAAATCTAATTCATCAATTAAAGAATAATCATAATCTTTGTTGCTTATAAATTTGATATCATATTGTGCTGGCTCATTGTTTTTGTTTAATTCAATTGCTGGGGTTAATCCCGTAAACATTTCTCCAATATTGCTTATTGTTTCCAAGTTTGGAATTAACTTGTATTTTCTCATAGCCAGTTTGATTCTGTTCCTATACCTGTCGTCAGCTTGCTCATTCCTAGAAACGTCAAATTTTTCTCCCAAATCATCAAGAAATTCTCCATTTGCGTAGTCTATTAAATGTTGTTTTTCCAACAAATTATAAATTTTATCGACTTCATCAAATAATTTGGATATTGCCATATAAAGAGATTTTACATTTTGGTTTTTTTTTAGCCACCACGGACACTTTGACATCAAATAATCAAAATTACTCTGCATATTCAGTCACCTCATTAAATCCTAGCTTTAATACTTTTTCAAAAGTTATTCCAGGAGTTTCTTTGAATTTAAAAGTAATATCTATATTCAATAATTTATCAGCCGAATACACCGTTCTTATAAATTCGCTCTCACACTTATAAGATGTTATATATTCTCCTACTTTTACAGATTCTAAATATTCTTTCACGATTTCTTTCAAATTTTCCTCAAGAATATTTACACCATCTGCTTTCTGAAATTCAATTTTTACTTCCACTTTTTTCTTTTTCGGTCTATAAAATCTCACTTCCCTGTCTATTCCCTGATTATCCCTGACAGTTACAACAGTATCTCCGTTCATTTGAATAGCCTGATCCTTTTTTCTCCATATAGCATTTGCGACATCTTCATTACGTCCGCCGTCTACTATCAGAACAATTGATTTTGGCTCTAATCCTTTGCTGTCAACTTGCATCGTTTTGTTTTCATCAACATAAACAGATTTAACACCTTCCTGTTTTAACACTTCTGCTCTAATTCCGTCCAAATTCCATTCGCTTTCATTACGACTTAAAAACCAACGCTCTATATAATCGTTGTCACTTTCCTGTTCCTGTCCACCTGCTGCGATCTCATTTTGTTTGAAATCATAAACACCATTTATAACTTTAACTAATTTAATAATGCTTCCAACCTCTTTATTCCCTTGCTCTCCTGCTGTATCACAAGTAAATTCAAAAGTAGTTTTATTATTTAAAATTCTATTTTCCGAAAGCGTGTATCTGATTCCGTCATTTGCTTCAACAATCACATCTCCTGCTTCAAGTGCAACGTTCAATCCTCCTATTAGTTCAATTTTAACAGTAGCATGGCTTTCTTGCTTTCTCTTAAAGAAAAATGGACTATTTGCCAAATGTTCGTCTATTTCTATGCCCTCGCAGTTAAGTAAATTCATCTTTTCTGCTTGTATCTGCTGTCTTTCCATTTTTTCTCTCAAAAGCCTTGCTACAGGATACATAAGCATATACCAAGCACTCCGTTTGTCATTAGAGAAGTCGTCTTTTAGCAACGTTTTTAATTCGTTGTTCAAGATATTCATATTATCCTGTACTGTATTTACTGTTATTCTCGCCAACCAATCCCAACTCCTTTCATCAATGCCGACTTGTTATCGTTAAAAATAAGTCCAATATTTACTTTAAGATGTCTGTTTTCGTATTCGTAAACTTCAACATAACATCTACTTAAATAATCCTTAAAATTGTTGTATATCTTATCTCTTATATGCTCTAACACTTCATTTTCATTTCCGTGTGTACCAAATAATTTCTCAAAATTTAGTCCATATTTTATGTCGTATTCAAGTTCTCCCTCACGAATATGCAGCATTAAAACAATTTGCTGTATAACTTCAAAATATTTTTCTTTTGCTCCAAAAAATTGTATATCTCCCTTTTCAACATATAATTCTCCAGTTGCATTATTTAATTTTACGTCCATAAATCACACTCCTACGGATGATTATAAGGAACTCTGCCCTTACTAACTCCACTTTCTGTATCAAGGCTTTTTGCCTTAATATCTCCGACCGTTAAAGTCCCTGAAATATTTACATCTCCACTAACTGTTAAATTTCCATTTAAAATCACATCCCCGTTAATTTCAATGCTTTCAGGAATGTCAATAGCTGTTAGATCAGTAGGAATTAAAATTGGCAAAGCGATAGCATTTGTTAAATTATGCCTTTTGTTTGTATTTACTGTGCTTACTTCTTTTGTGATATAACCACTTATATCTCTGCTACAAATTAAAACAAGAACTTTATCCCCTGTTTTAAAATTGATTTTTATATTGATATTTCTATTTCCTAACTGGCACATCGGGACATGTAATATCGGAGGCAATTTAACTTCTCTGAACTCTGCCAACGGCTCTACATCCACAAATCCATTAGGATGTATTTTTGTTATCTCTGCTATTAAAGAAGTGTCGATTTTACCCAACATTGATTTCATATATTCTTCTATCATCTTCTTCTTCCTCTTCCTTTATTTCTTTTTACTTGAGCAACTTTTCCTTTTTTATTTTCTTCTTTTTCAATTTTCTTGATTTCGGCATTATTTTTCTTAACATCAGATTCATTATTAACAACCCTAACTTTCAAAGTCATTTTGAAATCACTTATATCAGCAATTTCTACAATTTGACATATAGTGGATATTTCATTGCTTATCAGTTCAATCAAATCGCCTTTTTTAAGATAATAGATTAACAGGCATTTTACTTCATAATCATATTTTATCTCTTCTTTTTTCTCGGACTTTTTAGATTGTTTGCTACTTTTCTCGTTTTTATTCCCTTTATCTGATTTTGGAGCATTATTTTTTGTTTGCTTTGTTTTTCCCTTTTGTTTTTCCAACTTTTTTACCCCCTTTTGATGAAGATTTTTTGCTTCCTTTTTTATTTGATTTACTTTCTTTTTTCTTTTCCACTTTATAGCTTATTTCTTCAACATTTTGAGGTTTTGGCTCTTCTAGAAGTCCGCTTTGATAACTCAATTTGATAACTTTTTCTGTGTTGATTTCGTTGTGATAAATATAAATAAAGTCATTTTTTGTAGTCATCTGGCTATCACAGTCTTTCACGATTTGCCCTATTTCGTACAATCCACTTCCCAGTATGCTTTCGCCAATGCTGTAAACTTTATCATTTTTAAGTTCGCATTGTTTCACAGTAAATCCGCATTTGCTAGCCAAGTCATTAATTATTGTGCTTGCTGTTGTATTTGGGGCATAAGCAGCACTCACTAATTTTTTGAAGTCTGCTGGAACTTCACGACATTTTAATTTCAAAGTTCCTTTTTCTACTTCTTTTCTAGTAATAATACCACTCGCAACTTCTCCTATGTCCGTACCATATCCAGCAACGAGCCTTATATCGTCCTTTAATTTAATTTTTGCAATCGTTGTATTTGTCAAGCCTTTTATTTCGATATCAAACTCATTTGGTTCTTCATCCACAGACTTATAACTCCATTTAATTTCAACTCCATTTATTATCGCTGGATCTGTCAAATTATAATCTTTTGGAAAAACAAAGTTTAAATCGCCGTCATCTGTTTCAATCTTCAACTCAGTTCTTTCTAAAAATAATTTATTCAGCATCGTTTTCTTCCTCATCATCTTCCATATCAAAATATTCTAAAAATACAGTTTCACAAAAATTTTCAAAAGTGATTGGAACTTCCTTTTTATCAAAACTAAGTGGCACAATATAGCAATTCAGAAAATCATTATTGATATTTCCATTTTCATCTTTTGCCATAAACCAGCCAACTGGACGCCCATACACAAGTTTTTCATTCTTAAGTAGCATTTCCCCGTCTTCATTCATAATATCCAGATAAATACGATTATTTGTCTTGAAATGCTTTATTCTAAGCAAATAAATTTCGCTGCCGCTTTTAAATGTAAATACGTAAGGGATTTTATTTTTATCTATTTCTATTCTCATTTCAAAAACCCCTTATACTCAATATTGCTTGTTTTGGTTCCTGCTACACCTGTTTTTTGTTCCTCTTTCAATGTGGTTGATTCTGAACTTAAAATATCGCCTTTTCTCATTAAATAAGCAAATTCCAGCACTTCAAAATCAATTTCAAATTCCAATGCTGTCTGTGTTTTATAACTTCTTGAAACTTTAGTGATAATCATGTCTTCTATCGTTTCAACAGTTGAAATTGTACAAAGTGTTTTCTTTTGCCATAGTTCCACTATCTGTTCATAAACACTTTCAGCGTTTTTTGTTACCAAATCAGTTAAAATTACTGAAATGCTGTATTTTCTATTGCTGTGTGAAACGTTGCTACTTATTAATGTGCTATCCCTATCTTCGAGTGAGTGCGTTTTGACACTACTCCCTCTCTCATCGCTTTTAATTTGTACCCATTCAAGTGGAATATCATTAATTTTACATCTTTCAGCCTCTTCAAAAAGTGTATAGCCATATCTATCTTGAAAAAATTTATTAACTTCATTGGGATAGGCGAGAGCAATGCCATAAGCAGTTGCTCCAGCAGTTCCCAAAAAACTATTCAAGCCCATACTGTAACCTTTATTTTTTGCTCCCTCATAAGCCGTTTTTCCAAAAAAATTGCCTTTTAATTTTTCCTTACTGGCATTCAAACTGCTAAAATCCATTGCCTAACCTCCCATTGCTATAAATTTTTCCTCAAAGAACTCTCTCAAGATTTCTTTAATTGTTCTTTTTAAATCTTTAGTATCTCCACCTGTATTTTCAATAACCACAGTTGGTGCAAATGTGTATTGATTATTTCCACCACTGGTTTTGCTTGAGCCAGAACTTGATTTTTTGCTGTCAATTGATTTTTTAGAAGAATTTCCAAATTGGTCTCTCATCATTCTTCTAGTTGCCTCAGCTGTGGATATTCTTGTACCTTGTGGCAAGTTCATAGTCATTTCCTCGTTAGCCAAGAACTGTTGTCCGCTAGGCAATCTAATCATTTCTGCACCTTTTTCAGCAACTGTAACTGGTCCACCTTCCCACGATTTATCCCCAATATAACGTCCTTTTCCGCCACCAAGGAATCCAAGCCAAGAAGGTGGTTTCACTTTAAACATTCCAGCAATTTTTCCAGCAATTTCACTTACTTTTCCAGCCAATCCGTCAAAAAATCCTTTAATTGCATTAATTACTCCCTGAGCAACGCTTTTTGCCTTATTAAATCCTTGAGTAAAAAATACCGCAACCTTATTAACAATTGCACCAATTGAATTTATCACTCCTGAAACAACAGCCAATATTGCTCCCATAACACTTGCAACTACTCCAATTATTGCTGAAAACACCCCAATTACAACTCCAGCAAGTCCAGCAAACACTCCAATCACTATTTGAACAATTGGAACTATTGCAGAAATTAATACAGCTCCTATTTGTAACACAATACTGATAATAGGCATTAAAGCTGTTCCAATTTGGATTGCCAAATTAACGATTACGGCAAGCGTTTGCAAGATTGGAGCGAGTGCTGGCGTTAGCATAGTTACAATTTGCATAAATCCACTAAAAGCCATACTAAGCATATTCCCAATACTTCCTAAATCAAGCGAACTCCAAAATGAGTTGAAAGCATTCATGATGTCTCCAAATATTTGACTTATCTGTCCAAAATTAATACCACTTATCATTTGCCCAACTACTCCTGCAACTTTTCCGGCAAGAGAAATAATGCCGTTTAATGCTCCTGCAATTCCATTTGTAAGTCCTTCTCCACCAATTCCACTAAACGCTTGAGATATAGTTTGTCCTATGCCTTTTAAAGGTTCTAACAATGGAGCAAAATTTAATTTACCAAAAATACTTAATATTCCATCTAATGCTCCGTTAGCCATTCCAGCAAATCCAGTAAATGCCCCTTGTAAATCTTGAGCCATTTTCTGCCCCATAGGAGTATTCAACAGCTGATTTACTTTTGTCAGTAATCCATCCATAGCCTGTTGCCCTGCACTTTGTGCATTTTGCCAGACTTTACCAAAAGTTAATGGCATTTGATTATATTTTGCTTCTATATCATCGGCGCTTCCTAAAACGGCTTTTTTAATTACATCAGATGTTATTTTCCCTTCTGAACCTAATTTTTTAAGCTGTGCCATAGATACTCCCATGCTTTCCGCTATCTTTTGAGTCAATATCGGTGCATTTTCCATAACTGATCTAAATTCATCCCCTTGTAATTTTCCTGAAGTCATTGCCTGATTTAACTGATACATTGCTGATTTTGCCTCTTCTGCTCCAGTTCCTGATACTTTAAATGCTTTATCCAACGTACTTGTAAATTTAACTGCTTCATTATCATTGAATAATCCTTTTGTCAGCATTTTTAACTTAGCAATCGAATCCAGTTGAGCGCCATAATCCGCTCCACTGCTCTGAGAAGCTACAAAAGTTTTTTGTTTCAATCCAGCAACATCATTTGTTACCATTCCAAGTCTTGAGTTTCTAAGTGAATTTTCGTCAGACGCTTTGGCTATCCCTGCAAAACTAAGCCCACCAACTACACCACCAATTGCTCCTAATTTACCTAACAATCCACCTAGTTTGCCAATTATCCCTTTGATTTTGCTTCCAATATCTTTTAATGCTGAAGCAAATTTTTTTAAATTTTCAGGTTTAAATGCTCCTTTTACTTTTTCTCCTAACTTTGGAAAAAGATTGCCCAACGAACTTCCAACACCTCTCAAACTATTAAATTTATCACGAATTGCATCCAATCCTTGAGCTACCTTTTTACCAACCAACGGAATTCTTTCAACTCCATTGATTAGACTGTTTGTGATATTTTCAAATCTAAAATTTTTAATTTTGTTCGCTAAGCCATTAATTTTATTTTGCAATTGTGTAGCACTAGGAATAAGGCTAGCCATTTTTGCTTTTAATTTTTCCAACCCAGAACCACCAACTTTATTTCCAATTTTAGACACTTTTTCTTCAACTTTAGTTGCGGCTGGTAATAAAGATTGCATTTTTGCTTTTAATTTGTTCAAAGGACTATCATTTGATTTGAAATTCATTAATATTTCTAACTTATTTCCACCAGCCATTTTATTTCTCCTCTTCCTCAAAATCCATTATTGCCCTACACCATTGGAAAAACCTAACATTATCCATATCTAAGACAATGTTAGGGTCTTTTATTTTCCTTTTTACAATAAATTCCCATTTCATTTTAATCATTGGGTTTTCATATTGCTCACTGGCTATTTCAAGGTCATATTCAATTTCCTTTTCTTGTTCTCTTTGGACTTCCCCATATAATCCATAATAGCTGCAACTAATTCAAACAAAGCCTCCTCATCGTATTCAAAAAAATTAATTTTTCTTGCTTCATTTGGCTTCTCTACCATTTTTGGTAATACTGTTGCTGCAAATGTTGGTACATCCTTATCTGTTAAAAATTTTGATAAGGCATTTGTGTAAATTTGGTAATTTTGCGGCTTAGTTAATCTAAAATCAAATTCTTTCAAAGTTCCTTCCGAATCCACATATATCTCTTGCCCTTTAATGTTTAATCTTCCCAAATTATCAATAAAAACATTGTTTTCTTGTTCTGTTTCTCTTTCTCCCGATTTTTCATTTGTTTTGTTCGCCATTTTTCATATCCTCCTAAACTTTTTCATCATATTTCGCACATTGAATTGTGTATTCGATGTCAACATCTTTTGTATTGTTTTTTCTTTCTCCGCCTTTTTGAACGGATAGTCCCCGTCCCTCTCCGACAATTTTATTCATTCCTGTGTTGTCGATGTATGTACATGTTCCGAGTTTACTGTCAGGATTTTTGTTGCACTTAGTTAAAAAGATATCATCGTCACTTCCTTTTATCGTTGTAACTTTTATTTCTCTTTTAGTAACTCTCGTTTGAATTGTCGGAACGTTCCCTTTTATATCAGAGTCTCCCATTGTATGAGAGTCTTCTGTTGCATTATTTATTATTTCTTTGGCTTCTTTAATCATATATGTTCCTATTCCTGGAAATGTAATAATCAAGTCTACTTTACTTAAATCAATCGACTTTTCTAAAAAATTATTTCCCATTTTCTACCTCCTATTTTGTTATTGGTTCATCATGCCATACTAATTCAACGTCTATTTCTTCAATTTCTGTTGATAACGTAAAATCAATCTTTACATTTCTTAGAACTCTGTTAATATAGTCATCTACAGTTAAGCCTGTAGTTGCTGATGTATCTTCTATGTTTGGAACAGTAACTTTAAATAAATACTCTCCATTATTACTCTTTGCAAATGCTCCTTGTTTTCCTAACTCTGTCATTGTTCTTATCAATGTGTCTTCAATACTCGGAAGTCCATCGGAGTCCATTGTTGTATTTTTACGCATTATTAATAATCTGTGTAAATTAGTATCCACAGCATGAGTTATAGCATCTATTTTAATGGTTTGGTCTGCGTGAGTTATTCCGTCGGCACACCACGAACCACTTGTTACTGCATTGAATCCAACTACGCTCTCTGTATAATTGATAAACATTTCATCAAGTTTTGATGATTTTGTTGTATCGTTGCAACTTGGGTCTACTCCTAATATTCTTCTATCTGCCCATCTCCCATTTATCCCTTGAACAAATGTCCACGCTGGCAAACCGAATACATCAAGATTATCTTTTCCATCAGTTCCGTACATGTAGTAAATTCTTTTGCTTTCTCTAATATTGAGTGGCGTTTTTTCTCCGTCTGTATTAAGAACTACTCCAAATTTTCCTGTTCTTGTTAGATACTTAGATAACAAAACAATAAATGCCTTATCATAGAAAGTTACTACAACTCCATAAAATTCGCCTTCTGGTAAACTATTTAAAAACACTTCGTTTGGTGTTGTTTTTCCTACACAGTACCACTGTTCAGGCTGCAATCTATTGCCGTCAAAATCCTCTTGTGAAAGGAATGTATTTATCCCTTTATACATCAAAGAAGTATTTCCAAAATCTGTTTCCACTTCTTTTAAAGTCGTATATCTTTTATAGTCCTTGTCTGCTTCTTTAGTAATAAATAAAATTTTACTAAAATCTCCCATCATTAAAGGCTTTTTAGGTCTATTTACTACTACTTTTATTTTTCTTCTAGCCATTATTTACCTCCGTTCTTACTTCTACATCTTTTATTAATTCTCTAGTTCTTTCGCTTGATTCTCGCCAGTTCATTTCTACATCAAAACTAAATCTATAAATATACTGACTTCCTTCAAGGAAAGTTAAATCTTTTATTTCTATATCATCATCACTTAATCCAAATCCGTTCCTAATCAAGTCGTGTCTTTTCTTAAATACTATAACCTCAAGTAATTCGCTAGCCATTTCTTCTGCTCTTGACTGTGTTGGTGCATAAAAATCAAATTGCAAATAAGCAATAACTAATCTCAAAGCCTTTTCCTTGATTTGCGTATCTGTTATTTCAACAGTTCTATATGCACTGTATGCCGACTTATTAAGACTTATTGTATGCATAACAGCGCATTCTGTTGGCTTTTTAGCTACATAGTTATCACGAATAACTTGGAAATCTACAAAACTGGCTAACAATTTTCTCAATACTTCGTTTTTCATTCTTGCACCCTTTCAATATAATAAATTCTAAGTTCATCGTGTTTCATATAGTTTTTTGCTGTTGTTACAATATAGTTATTTCCCTCGAATTCAATTTTATTTTTCAAGTCTATATCTATATAGCAGTATATTTTTTTACTGTCCAAAGTAATCTGTATTCCTTGTTCAACAAGCATTTTTATATCCTGCCTGTTAAGATTGAATACTGATCCTTCAAATTCTACACTTTCATCAATTTCAACTAATTCTGAATTAATCCATTCGCTAGTTTTTTTTGATACTTTGCATTTACTAAAAAATCTTTTTGGAATAAATGTTTTATGTCCCATTTTATACACCTACAATCTGATAAGTGATTGATTCATAAAGTGAATGAGTATCTATAAGCGGTTTTGTCGAATTATTCCCTCTTTTTTCCCTTAATTTTATAGTTTTAGGATCTAATGCTGTAAAACCACCTTTATCAATCGTATCTTTTATTTTTTTAACCACAAAATTCCCTAAATTATTATAAGCCTCTTCTCCTGTTAGTTCTCCAGCAATTATTAATTCTAGTTGTGATTTCATATAATCTTTAATTTCTTTTTGAGCTTCGTCAGTTGCAACTGATGTTCTGAAAAATGGTCTTGCAGGTATACCTCTTTTTGTTCCGTATTCATTATACAAAGCATATTCCAAAACTGTTGTTCCTTCTGACTCATCACTTTCTTTGTCGCCATCATCGCCTAAAATACCTACTTTAACAGCGTGGGTTTGCAAATACTTCAGCTCTTTATCCAGCTTCTCTAATCCCTCTAATTCATATACAATTTCAGCCATATATTCGCCTCGCAATACTTTCGATTTTTTCTCTTTTGTTACTTATGAAATCCACAAATGAATAAGAAATATCATCAATCTTATAAGTTTTATACTTGCTAGCCTCTTCATCCATACTGTTTATAAAATCGTTTACGAGCATACATATTTCATATTTTAACCAATCAGGCAGTTCATCGTATCCAGCCTTATAAGTTACTTCAATTTCTTTTTCTTTTGTATTGCAAGCACAATTACTAAAATTAACAAACTCAATATAATTCCCACGACTTTTATATTCATCGTTGGAATTAATGCCTACAATTTCAACAACTGGACGTTTATTTAAGTAAATCCGCTTATTATAATCATAATCCTCTGTGAGCGTTTCAACTTCTAATTTATATCCAGCCATATTTTCAATCTGACTAATTGCAACACTAAGCAAGGTTTCAACCCTAGCTTTTTCGTCATCGGCTAAGGTTGTACCTGTTATTTTTTCGTAGTCATTTACTGTTATCAGCATTCAAACCACCTCTATTTTACTTTTAACGGTTTAAAAGCATTTGGTCTTAATACTTTTCCTCCGATTCTTATTCTTGTATAAATTTCTGTAATCCCTTCATTTACTTTTCTGTTTGTTTCTTGTTCAAAATCATTTTTTATGTAATATCCATAACCTTTTTTGAAATCACAGAATATTGCAGGGAATTTTCCAGTTGCTATATCATCTAAAAATTCATCAACAACTACTTCATAACCATTAAATATCATTGTTGCACCGTTATGGATTGTACTCCACAATTGTCTATCCGTTGTATCTTTCCACAACTTCATTTCCTCATACATTTTTGTGGAAACATAATATTTGGCATTTTTTCTATATTGTTTTTTCATTCCTGTTTCAAGTTTTACCATATCTTCCCAAGTTACTTTTCCAGCTGTAACAGATGTTACTGCATTGGCTTTTACATCAGCATTTGTCATAAACCCTTCAATAAACTGGTCTGCTGTTTCATTATATGTTCCGTTTATTGTTAAATCACTTAACGTTATTCCAAAATCTTCTGCAACCGCTTCTTTAATTTCGCCAACTAAATCAGCAAACGCATCTTCCCTAGCTTCATCTGTCAATGGATATGGAACTTGTCTTTTCCCAGCTTTTATATCAATATATGTGTAACTTATTTCTCCACTTTGAGTATTTCCGATACCTTCTTTTACAGCTTGGTTTTTAGCAGTTATTTCATTTCTAATTGGTACTCTTCTGTAGGATTCCTTACCTGTATAAATTCTTGCATTAAACAAAAATGGAGAATTTTCTTTTATTTCTTTTAAAATTTCTCTTTCTAAGGCACTCGGAATTAATACGGCAACTTGTGTACTAGATATTGCTTTGGCAACCCTTAAATTTCCAGCTTCTCCAGTTCTTAGAAATTTTTGCAATGCTTCAGTTTCTTTTTTCTCTTCTGTTTCAGGATTTGCGACACCTTTTTTCATAACTTCGTCTAATGTTTTTCCCATTTTTTCAAGTTCTTCATTTGCCTTGTCAATTTTTTCTTCCAACTCTTTATTTTTTTTCAAAGCTCCAGTTAAATCTTCATTTGCTTTTTTAATGTCCTCTGTGTTTTGGTTCATCCCTTTTTCCAAATCTTCAATATTTTTTGGCATATTATCATCTCCTTCATTTTTATTTATATTTTTGCCTTTTACTGTTTCCACCGTTGCGTCTGGTACTGCTCCTTTTAATACAACGCTGCCTTCCACAACTTCAATTTCTTTAATTATCCTAGCGTCAACTTCTCCTTTGTCAGTTTGGACTCTCCCAAATTCTCTTTGCTTCAAAAATCCGCCAACTGACATTTCATAATTTGCTCCGTTTTTCATCATTGAATAAACTTTTTGAGCGTCCTGATTTATTGCATTACCATTTTCATCTGTTGACAAATCAAGTTTAGCCGAGAATTTAAGATTTCCAGTTTCATCTTGATAAACTTTCAAAGTTCCGATTTCCTTACTCCAATCGTGCATATGCAACAAGAAATAAGTCTTATCCTTATCCACTTTATCAAGTGCTGTTTTATCGAAATAATCGCCATAGCTGTCAATAACACTATGTGTTACCAATTGCCCTTCAATTATTCCTTTTTCCTCTGTGTCCTTTTTTAAAATCATTTCGACACTTTTTTGAAATTTATCCATATTACCTCCTCCTTTACACTAATTCGCAATGACAACGTATCAATTCACTTACATCTGCATTTAAATCATGAGGGCACATCATTCCATTAGAAAACGGCTTACTGGCGTCCTCAACTGTCACTTTGTCAAGATCTAAATGTGTCTGTCTGTCTGTTTTTCCGCCTCCAACGTGCCACCACGTTTTTGGCAGTCCTGCTTTTATAAGCCCTTCCAAATAAGTCATTGTTGCAGTAGCGGCTGTTTCAGTTCTTGCAATAACCATTGCTCTTTTTTCTTCCATATTTTTTACTTTTTCTGTTATATTCTTAGCAATATCACGAATATTAAGCCCTTTTTCCTGTCCTGAAACGATAACTTTGTTTAATATTTTTTTTGTTGTATCTTTTATATTAGTTACTTTTTCAGCAATTACTTTTTTCCCAAACATTTTCAAAGTTTTATTTTTTACAGCTGGAATTAATTTTTCATCAATGCCACGATGTGTGATTAAAAAATTAGATGTTTCACTTACTGTTTCAAGTATTCCTTTTTTTAATTCATTGAATAATTGACTGCTAAATGTTTCCCAAGCGAACTCGCTTAAAAACATCTGCTCATTTACATCAATTTCTCCACGTAATTGTTTGAAAACTAATCTTAATCTATTAAATTGCTTCAATATCAATCTGTTCCGCATTTTCAACTGCCTTTTTGCAAGTATCTTTTTTTGCGAGTTAGTTAGCTTAACTTTCTTCGTTTTCTGCTTCTTCTTCGCCATCCCTATCCTCCTCAACTGGTTTTACATCTTCGTATATTTCTTTGAGTGGTGTCATTGATGTACTTATCAAAATATCGTCTCCATTCTCAACAGGTGGATATTCAAGCTCTGCCCTCTTCTCATTTATCGTTAAATAACTAAGATTATTAAGCATTGCCATTTTCTCTTTTCTGTCTTCTTTGAGCACTCCAATCGTACTTGTATCAAAATCAATGTATTCATTGCTTTCTAGTTTATCTTTCATAATATTGTTAAGATATTCAGCTATCTGCTCAACTAGTGGCAATATATTCTCAGTGTACAAATCTTTTTTTGCTTCCTTGTAATTACTGAATTTACTGTTTGTTCTGTCCCCAATTAAGATACTTGGCACATTCATTACTGCCGCAGTAGTATTCCGTATCTCGTCCATAGCATTCAAAAAATCAAAGTCCTGTGGAGAAAAGTCTGCCTCTTTTATTTCAGCACCTTCCCCATCCAAGATAAGTGCTTTCCCTACATTCCTAGAACCACTATTTTGTTCTATTTCATTCTTGATTTCTTTTTTCTTAAAAGCATTTAAGAATTTCTTGACAACAATAATAAGATTCCTCTTGCCACCGTTCTTTAATATGCTGTTGTTCCACTGCATTATGTAACACCAGTAATTGTGCAAAGCCGTTAATGATTGCACCTTGCTTATTCCGTATCCTGCTCCAGCGATATTATCATAAACATTCACACCTTTTATATAGTGAAACATTTTTAAATCTTCGCCCTTGTATTCCTTGTTGTTAATTCTTATTGATTTAATTCCGTTCAACACATTTTCGTTATCGTATTCAATGTGATAAGAGCCTTTTTTAAATAAAATCAATTCAGCTTTTGTAAATAAATCAACTCTCATTACAAGCAGTTCTCCAAACAAAATATAATACAAAGCAAAATAATTTATAAATTGGTCTGTATTAAGCAAGGAATTAGGATTTTGCAATGTATTTAGCACATAGCTGCTTTTTACATCTTTCACGTTGTCGCTATATCCTTTTTTATAAGTTCCCCATTTCAAATTGTTGATTGCTTCATTTATTCTTGTTATTGCACTAGATGTAAACGGATTCTTGTATAGCTGGGTCAAAAACTTTTCAGGATCTTCGTCTCCAAGAGAATAATTATTTATAAATTCTGATAACGTAACTGGTGACCTGGTACTCCAAAATCCTTTTGAAAAAATATTAAGTCTCATTATCCACCTCCTCTTTGTAATAATGTTTATTTAATATATATGGCGTGTAATCACTTAGTGCATATTTGATAGCGTCAAATGAATGCGGGTCAATATTGAACGGCTTTTGAGTTTTAGGGTTCTTTGCTATTAATCCATCTTTATTAAAATACCACTTCATTTCCGTTAGTTCCCTGTATGTATTCGGACATACATTCTTATCAATAAATATATTTCTAAACGATTGTATCTTTTTAACTCCCGCCTTGCTTATATCGCTCGTCTTTTTGACAGGGTTAATCATTACATTGTTCATGTTATAATAAGCGATTGCTTTCGGCTCTGCACTATCTGCACAAACAACTTCTCCGTCATTTATCAATTTCTGTATCATTTCAGTTTCTAACATTTCCGCATCGGTTAAATGATTATCGTAAAATTCCTCGTAGATATACAAATCATTCAATTCCTCGTCTATCACAACTCTTACTATTGCGTTGTACGAGTTGCTAAAACCAAAATCGAATCCAGCAAATCTATTCCACTTGCCTTCAATCAATTTTTCTATCCTTGATTGTTCCATATGATGTAAATTTCTAAATAACGTATCTCCTGCACTTCCAAATCTTCCTAGTGTTTTTATCGCCCTTAAATAGTTATCTGTTTCAGTTTCTAAGTCTGCTATAAAGTTGTCAGGTAAAAATTTATTATCTGTGTATACTGAATGATGTAAATATATATTTTCTGTAAATATACTTCCGTTTTTTAATTGTGTTACATCTTTTAACTTTATTATCCTTTTCTCATAAATATCATTTTCTTGCATATTAAATTTATTTAATAGTCCAACCAAATATTTATAAGTCCATACACCATATTCGTTTGGATTTGTGGTTAAAATCATAATGTTGCGATTTTTAATACTTCTTAATCTACTTTTCAACTCTTTGAATGATTTAAAATCAATTTCATCGCATTCTTCAATCCAAATAGTGTCGATGTCTTTAATTGATTTAATTTTTCTTACATCGTCTAATCCTCTAAAAATAAACTCGCTTCCAGTAGCAATACATTTAATACTAAGCGGACTTGTAGTTATATAAAAATATTGTTCCAATCCTAACGTTTCAATGGCACTTGTCAAATCAGCAAAACAACTCCCTCTCAAATTTTCTTTTACTTGTCTTACTACTAAGATTTTTCTTTTTTCTGTTGCTGATTTTATTATCAATTTAAAGGCTGCAACATAAGATTTTCCACTTCCATATCCACCAAGCATAAAATATATATGATTTTCATTATCTTTTATTAAATCTTTGAAATGTCTATTTATTTTAGTCTTTATTCTCATACGTCTATCAGCTCGATTTCTATTTTGTTATCAATCTTATCTGTGTTAGTCTTAGCTTTTTCAATTTCTAATTTCTCTCTTGATATTTCCTCTTCAGCAAGCTGTCTATCAATCTCCAGCACCTCATAAGCAGTCAGCATTTTTCCAGTTCGCATTAAATCGTTTCCCATTTTTTTAATAGTTGTGTACGCTTTTTCGTATTCTTGTACTTTTTTAGTATCCATTTCTTGTGAATTTATTTCTTTAGTTGCTCTTACTACTAAATTTGCTTTTGCGGTTTCTGTCCCTTTTAGTATCCTGTATAATTCGCCTTTGTAAACTTCTTCGACGATTTTTTCAAGATATTTTTCTGTACGCTCTTTTCTCAACTCTCTTGCATTTCTTGTTTTTCTGCTATAAGTACGTTCTGAAATGCCATATTCGGACATTATTTCCTGTTTGCTTTTGCCTTTCAAAATATCCATTTGTATCTTTATTTCTTTTTCATTTGCACCCTTTTGTTTTCGGGGTGCAGTTTTCTTTTTAGGGGGTGCATTAGTTAAGGGTGCATTTATCTGCTTTTTTTTCCAGCCATCTCTTTTTCTCCAGCTCTTGACTGTATTAATACTTTGATTGTATTTTCGACACAGTTCTGTGATTCCTACGCCGTTTTCATATTCTTTTCTTAACAGATCCCGCAAATCTTGTTTATCCATTTTTATATTCTTCCCAATTTACAGTTTTTCCATTTATATTTATTTCTTTTTCTCCTGTAAATCTTAAATATCTTTCTATTATTGTCTGCACCCATTTTGGCTCGAATTCCATTAAATACGCTTTTCTGTTTAATTGTTCACAAGCTATCAATGTGCTTCCACTACCTCCGAATAGATCTAATACTCTTTCGTTTTCTCGGCTACTGCTTTTTATAGCCCTACAACAAATAAATTGAGGTTTTGGGGTCGTATGTCCTCCAGCCTCTTTTTTTTCTTCTTGAAATTCCGCTTGCTTAACTGAGCTATTTTCATACGTCCAAACATTATTCATGTTATCGTGTGTATTATTGAAATAAGCTCTTGAAGCATAAAATTTGCTTTTTATTTTCTCGTATTCTTTTTTCAGTTCTTCATATTCTTTTTGAAAAGTTCCATATTCTTTTCCGTATTTTTGTAACTTTTTATAATTTTCTTCGGTCGGAAATACCCACTGGCTTTTTGTAAAATAATGTTTTCCCATTTGATTATCCAATGCTTTTTTCCAAGCCTTGCTTCCACCACATTTTTCTATTTCTTCTGCAAGATATTGTCGGATCGGTTCCCATCCTTCATAATAATTTTCTGAATTTGTATTAAATCCCTGTACACCATTCATAACGAATAGGCATTTTTCATCAGCAGTGGCATACATCCTTGTAAGTTCTGAATTTTGTCCCTGTCCGTTTCCTTTGTTCCAGGTTATCAAATTTCTGAATGTTATTTCATCATTTTCTATTTTTGGCTTCAATATATTGGAGTAAATATCCATTAAAGGTTCATCTATTCCCCAACAGTACCAACTACCATTTTCTTTTAGATTTCCAAATGATAAAGGAATCCATTTTTTATTAAAATTAAGTAAATCATGATAATTTAAATTATCATTTGTAACTCCGTCTTTCTCTTTCTTCATACCGTACGGAGGATCAGTGAAGACTAGATGTGCTTTTTTATCATTCATCAATTTTTTTACATCTTCTAAATTAGTGCTGTCCCCACACATTAATCTGTGGTTTCCTAACTCAATTAAATCTCCTGTTTTTATTACAATATTTTTAGACTCAACTATCTCTAAATCATCTTCAATAATTTCAGTTCTGTCTTCTTCCGTCTCTTCGATTTCGTCTTCCGTTATTTCTTCTAACTCCGCTTCGTCGAAACCTAACAAATCCAAATCAAATCCATTCACTTCCAACTTATTCAATTCATATTGCAATTTTTCAATATCGAACTCTGTATTCATAGTTAATTTATTGTGAGCAATAGCATAAGCTGTTTTCTGCTCCTCTGTTAAATGATTTAATCTGATTACTTCAACTTCTGTATATCCAAGTTCTTTTAATGCCAAATATCTTCCGTGTCCTTCGATTATTATGCCTTTTTCATCAATTGCAATCGGATCATTGAATCCAAATTCTCGAATACTGTTTTTAATCTGTTCAATTTGCCATTCAGGATGTTCTTTTGCATTTCCTGAATATTCTATTATTTCGTTAATATTTATTTTCTCGATTTTCATTTTGCCCCCTTTCTTTGATTTTTAGATAAAAAAAGAGCCACTAAACAAATAGACTATTTCTAATCTATCTATTCAGTGGCTCACCAAATCTTTGGGTTACTTTGCCCTGTTATTTATTAATTTTCTTGTGGTATAAAATTTTTTAAATATTTTACCTTTTTTTATTAAAATTTTGATGTCAATATCTACATTTATTCGCTTAGCTTCTGCTAAATCCTCTAATAAATACAAAACTTCTTTATCTTTTAAAAGTTCGTTAACATCTTCTTGTGTAAGTTCCTTGTTATTCACATTACCTCCTAATTATACCTTATTTTTTCTATATTTTCAAGTCTTTTATAAATAATTTTCTTCTAAAAACTCTAAATATTCTCGAAGAACTTTTCTCAATTTCTCCTCATATTCTTCGTGTTCCATATCCAAAAACGTGTTCTTTTTAGCAGATTCGTATAACATCTCTTTAATTCTGGCAATTTCTGATTTTTTCGTTGCTTCGATTGCTATCATAGTTGCTTTTGTATGTTCTTCTTTGTTTATTTTTTCTTCAATTTTTTCCAATCTTCTTTTTGCTGATTCTCTTAATTTTTTTAGTTTTTTAAATTTACATTCATCCATTTTTTTATAATATATTCTCATATTATCTCCATTGTTTTTTATACTCTAATCGCAAAAAACTTTATAATCCAAATCAATCCGTAAATCACAGATAGATTTACAATCATAGCAATCAAAAATATTATCAAGTTGCTTATGTTGAATTTAAATGTTTTTATCTTGTTTTTAAATGCAACAACTAATCCATAGATGTATCTTACCAGCATTAAAGTAGCTGTTGCTGTGATTAGTGCATTTATAATTCTTATTATTATTTCCAATATTTTATCCCTCCTACTGTAATTCCTAATAATAATTTTTTCATTTTCACTCTCCTAATCTATCGTTTTCCCAACATCATCCAAACGTTCTTGATACCATTTTGCCGACATCAGCAATATGCTTTTTGTTGACTTCAACAAAATGGTTTTACCCTGGATCTATTATTTTCAATAAAAATTCATATTTCTAATAAAAACGACTTTTCACAACTGTTATTTTCTCTTACTTTAAAATATAAGTTCAGGAACTTTCCCTGTTTTGTTTACTTCATCCAGTACATCCATACATTCTCGCCTTAACCATTCCACCTCTTCTTTTACTGCTGTTTTCTTTACTATTTCAAATTGTTCCTTGTAATATTCTTGAGCTTCTTCATCTGTCATCCCATAATGCTCCTTAAAAAGTTTCAAAATACCTTCTTTTAATTCTGCCATTTTATTTCTCCTTAAACGCCTTAAAATGATTTTTGTAAATCTTTTTCAA